ACCCTTGGGTACACCATCGACGAAGCCGACCTTACCGACAACGAAGCCTCGTTAGTCCAAATCCGCATCGGCGTTTAAAAAGGAGGTGACAAATGGCTTTTTCAAGCGAAATCACCCAGCGAGCCGTTGCTGTGGGCAACAAACGCATGAGCATGGGAACCTATAGCGCATCTTCTGCGACCGGCGGCAACATCAATACCGGCCTTAGAAGCTGTGAGCATATCCAGCTTATGCCCGTTAATTCCGCGCTTTCCAGCACACTACCACCGGCTGTCAATGAAACCCTGCCGGTGGCTGGCAGCGCCGTAACCATCGTAACCGATTCCGGTGCTACCGGAAACTGGATCGCCTGGGGGTATTAAACCATGGCAAACACGCTGGACGTCAATCTACCGACCGTTCAATCGCTGGCAGAGATTCTGCCGCTGGTCGATACAACCCACACGCTGGCCGATGATGTTTTGCGTATCTTGCAAGACCCGTCTTACAGCTACGACGACGTCCTTAGTTTGTTCAATGATTGTCTGATGGATCTGGCAGGGGAGTTTCTTCTGCCAGATCTTGATACCTGGGAAGATATTGAGACAGACCCGAATACCGATCATGTGCGGCTGCCGGTCAACTTTATGAAGAACCTCCGGTACGCCCATTCGACCACCTATAACAGGAAAATCAAACGGTATGGAGGTCTGAGCCAGCTTTATCGGCTGTTTTCAACCCTCGATCAGACGGGCCGAGTCCTGGGTGTGTGCGCCCAGGGAAGGGATCTATACTACCAGCGTGTTCCAAGCAGCGCGGAGACAATCCGCATCAACTATTACCGATTCCCAGACCGCCTCAACACGCGGTTTGACAAACCAACCTGTCTGCCCATGCATCTGGTTAAGCCGCTGTTGGTCAACTATGCCCTCAAAGAACTCTATAACGAGATCGAGGACGGCATAGAAGGTCAGAAGATAAACACCGTCAAGCATGAAACCGAATACGACAAGCATCGTGTGAAATTGCTGATGTTTGTTGGGCCGGAACAGCGAGAACCGGTGGAGATAGCAGACGAAATTGAATGGGAGGCCTACCTATAATGGCAACGCCTCTGACGTTATTCCGTGCGTCAACCGGCCTTAACATGCGGGTCGACCCGACGCGTGTGCAATATGATGGTGAAACCGGCGTACAGGACCTGACCGTGGCATACAATGTAGATCACGACCAGACCGGCCGCATCAACCGTCGAAAGGGGTATGCCGTAACCAGTCGTACCGAGGCTGTTCACAGCCTTTGGTGCGATGGCGGCCCCTGCCTGTTTGTTGCCGGAACCAGCCTATGTCAGCTCGCATCAGACCTGACATACTCGGCGCTGGCAACGGTGACGGCAGGCGCGACGGTGGACTATGAGCAAGTAGGCGATAAATCCTACTGGGTGAACGGGCATGAAAAAGGAGTTGTCCAAAACGGCGCTAACAGCGCATGGGTTGCCGGAGCGTATTTCGGGCCGGACACCAAACGACAGCTCTCGGACCCGCCGGTCGGCAGCCTCGTCTCGTCACATAGTGGCTACATGTATGTCGCCCAGGGGCCAGTACTGTTCTATTCCGATCCCTACAGCTTCAATGCATTTGATCTCAGTAGGGGGTTTCTGCCGTTTGAGTTCAACATCACAATGGTTCATCCGGTAGCTGGCGGTATCTACGTCGGCACGGAAGGCGGTGTTTTCTGGCTGGGCGGCCAGGACCCAAAGCGCATGTCTTCTGAAAGGGTGTCGATGTCTCCGGCTATCAGAGGAACCGACGCCAAGGTGAACCTGGGGGAAGTCTCCTTCATGGATCATCGCCGTGGAATGACCGGTATCGGTGTTATCTGGATGTGCAAGTCCGGTATATTCCTGGGCCTACCAGACGGCCAAACCTTTAACCTAACCCACAGAAAGCTAACAGAGCGTAGCGCCTTGACCGGATCAGGCCTGGTTATAGGGGACCGCTACATCGCTCTTCTTGACCCATAACTGGAGGCAATAATGGCAAATTCGCAGATTCTGTACCTTGAAGTGGCAAAACGGCAGTTCATCTTAGATTTCCTTAACAACAACCCCAAGCATTTCTACAGGAACGAAGACGGCAAGATCGATGCAGTAAGGCATATGATGCCCAATCCACCCTGGGTTTACGTTAAGCCTGGGCCAGCAATGGATTGTAACTTTTGGCACCACATCCTGTTTCGCCAGGTGTTCAACAGCCAGAAGGTTCCCATTCATTGCCAGAACTGTTGGAAGGTTGTGGTCATGCCCAGGGATCTGGAAGAGTTGTTTGCAACATATTTTCTGCAACTTGAGATGGGCCTGGCCTGTAAGTGCGGAACCGAAACGGAGCGCGACAACACCGACCGGCATTATGGCGGTTATTGGTACAACAACAGCCTGCCGGAAGGGCTTGAATGCCACCAAAAGGTCAGAGAGGCGATAGACCGCGACAAGGTGTACGAGCGCACGATCCTCGGATGCCCTATCAAAGTGCGCTTCAACAACGGCTATGATGATCCTGTGAAGCTGATCTTGAAGCGCGGTTGCACAGAATTTGAGCAGAACTGCGGCGCGTCCGACAAATGGTCTTGGGATCAAGACCAGGTAGAGCTAGAGCGCATTGCATTTCATGCCTTTACGCATGATTTGTTGCACTCAAGACAATCTGAAAACCAGCTATCAACCATATTTCACGAATGGATACACCGTGCGTTTCGTATTGGTGACGAAAAATACAAGCTGTTTACCAACGGCAACCGTTTGTTTGATCCACCCGTTACCTACCACGACATGCCCAAGAAGAAACTGGACGCGTTTATGAAAAGCGTGAAGGTGTGTCCAAGATAAAGGAGAGTTTATCATGGGTAAAAATGTACACAACGATGTTCTTGATCAAGCGCTTAACTATCTCAAGAACAATGCAAACCGACTTGCTGTGTTGACCTCGGAACCGACCGGCGCAAGCGCATATAGCAACGCACAAACGGATGTTGACAGTTCCGGTTATCGTTTGGCAGAAGCTAACATCAGCGCGTCTGATTTTACCGGCCCCGCCGATGGCGACACGAGCGGTCGCAAAATCGCGGTCAACGCCCAGAGTTCCATGAGCATTGATGGCGTGGCATCGAGCGCAAGTGCCGGTCATGTCACCCTGGTTCAGTACCATGCGTCGTCAGCGTCCAGCCAGAACGTGCTTTACACCACGACCTGTACGACCCAGAGCCTTACCGGCGGCAACAAGGTTAATACACCCGCTTGGGACATTGAGATCCGTGATCCCTCATAAACCCTAAAGGAGGGAAACCATGGCAGCTTATGCAGTTACTTATTACTCTACTGGCCCCCAGGATACGGTCGATGAAGTTCTGGCTTTGCTTGAAACCAAGCTGGAAACCTTGGACGACAGCACCAACACAATCCGGCATATAAAGGTTGATATAACCGGTCGGGATCGTGAACAAGCTATCGGGTGGGTCCTCTACGACGGATAATCGGAGGCCGATATGCGGCGATTTTTCATCTTGCTGATTGCCATGTCGGCAATCGCGATATTCTTGACATGCGCCCCCCATGTGGGGGCGGCTGTTTATTATGTGGACTTCACTTGCTCTGGCTGCGATACGTCAGGCTCCGGCACGTCTGGAGATCCATGGCAGACCATTGGCAAGTGTACTACCTCTGGTGCCACGACCGGCGGTGATGAGTGCCGTGTTGCCAAATATGCCGTTACAGCAACTGGTGGGAACCTAACTTTCACCAATGGCTCAACGAGCGTAACTACCGCGGTCGATGAGACATCCAATATCTCTGCTGGTGACTATGTCGGCCTAAACAATGGCCTGGTGAGCGCATCCGACGAAGCTTGGTGGGAGGTGTCAAGCCTCAACGCCTCAACCATTACCCTGGTCAAAGAGTATTGGGGGGATGGCTCCGGCGGTGCCGCCCAAGGGTATATTGCGAACACAGGCTTTGTGACAACCGCTACTCTCCAGATAAATAGTGGTGGATCATCTACGTCCAGCCGACTAAAGATCTCTGGTGGGTGGGATCTGACAGGGCCGACACAGAACGGGCAAACCTTTATAGATCACAATACTAACAACTATCTGTGGGATTTTAATTCCAATGATTATGTTGAGATCTCAAACTTTACAATCTATCTACACGCAACCCAAACATATAACGATTGGTACACGCCAGGGCAGGGGGGGTTAGTTAAGGATTACATCGGCCTGGACAATTATTTTCATGGAATGGGAGGGGGAGAGCCAGAAGACTACAATACGTTCGAAAACGTAAT